ATCGGAATATCGAGGTAGACGGCGGTGGTTGGTTGATGCAATGTGACCTGCACCTGCGATTCCATTTGCGACGCGCCTTGCGCCGTGCTGTTGTAGATGGTTGCGTCATCCGCCACCGCGGTAAAATCGATGACGCCGGCAGATTCCTTTTTATCCACAAGTCGCAGCCGATACGATGCCGACGGCGTTGGTATGGTAACGACATCGGTAGGCTCAAGCGTCGTATATTTTCTTTGCAGAGCGAACTGGAATGTATTCGCGGCGACGTGGTGATCGTAAAGCAAGACTTCCGCGATCTGGGCGGCCTTGTCTGGGGACATCGATATACCAAACGCCTCTTCAACCGTAGCCAGCGCGCTGGTGATCATTCGCTGGGAAGATTCAGTCCCCGGTTGCAGATCGGAATTCGCGTTTAGGAAGCTGACGTTCACGGTGCGCGGCAACTCGGTTTCGTTGCCGTGGACAACTGATAGCGCTTCTGGCAATGATGCGCCGTCGGCATGTGCCGCTAGCTCATCCCAGGGAATCGTGACGACAGGTGCGCGCCCGCGCTTGCGGAACGCGATCTTACCCATGGATTCGACGGCATCGAAATAGAACGCCTTTTGCAGCTGCGCAATATTCTGGCGTGCCGGCGCAATGGTGGCGAGCTTGTAACCATGGACGCTGTCCGTCAATTCGGAGACGTCAATTTCACCGGCATCGAGGCCGGAACGCAGGCATTGGTCGGTAACGATGTCAGATAGATTTACAGGATGCGCAACGATGGTCTTTGCATAGACATTCATCACAAACTTCTGCCCGCCACCACTCGCGGGAATGGAACCCGTGATGTAAAACATGCCATTGAGGTAGTTCATTTCCATGGTCGAGCCGGAGATGAATTCTGAGATCGTTCCGACAACCTCTTCACCGCCATCCCATATGCGGTAGAGCGTCGTGCCGATCACCGCATAAAACTCATCGTGCCCAACGACCGTAAAGGCGCGAACCATCGCCAATGGGGCGATATCGAAAGAATGTTCGAGCGTCATGCTGGATAGCGCGTATCGCTCGATGGAGATTTCGGTGGCCGTCCGTGAAAGTGCGTAGACCTTCCCGTCGAATATTTGAATGGCGGGGATCTGCTTGCCTCCAACGCCCGCGACCGTTATTGCCGGATCGCCGCCAATGCCCGTATATTTCAGGATGGGGCTTCCGAATATATTGGAGGACACCACCGTGTTTTCGCCGATTCGAGAAACCGCAATTCCCTCATCTCCACCCAGCATCCCAGGCGTTGGATACGTCCACGAGAACTGGGCGCCTTCATAGTTGATCCAGGTGATTTCCTGAGCGCTGTACTGATGAAAAGCCGCGCCATTGATATTCGAATGCAGCATAGCGGCAAGAGCAACTCCAGTACCCGCCAAAAACGCGACAGTGCTGTAATTCACTTTGCCATCAAATGACACATTATCGACTTGGACTTGATACGGGCGCGGGCCATCCGGCCCCCAATCGCCGCGGAAAAACCAGATACTGGTTTCCTCGATGAGCTGCCCGCTACTGTTCCAGGCAAGCCCAACATTACCAGGTGCTTCTGTCGTGCCGACAAGTGCAAGGTTGCGTGTTCCGCTTTTGGTAACCAGGTATTCCATGTTCGGAAGCCGATTCCCGAACTTCTCCAGCTGGAACCCTTCAAACACAATATATGCAATGCCGCGATATGCCGGCACATTGCCAACCCCGAGATGCGCCTCGATCAGCGGATCGGGAAGCTGCGATTCGTCGCCCGGATAGAATCGGATGTTTTTCGCAAACTCCGAGCTCGCGATGATGGTTTCTGCATCAGCCCCAGCGGTGTAGTTGAAGATGAGCTGGCCATTGGCGAAGATTTTCAGGACGCCATCAATAGGCCCCTCGCAAATCATGCAAGCGAAATCCACAGAATACGAATAGGTCGTGCTCTTGACCGATGGCCCGCCCTTCCCGCCCTGCCGCGTTGTTGTCGTCGTCTCGACCAGATCGGTTGACCACAGAATATCCCCCGCGAGCCGTGCTTGCCCATACACCATTGGGACCATCTGGCCCCAGGATGAGGTCATGACCTTGAGATCGGACAGCCGTGGACCGTATGTGCGCTGCGACGGCTCGAACGCTCCGCCGACCAACGAACCAAGCGCCCAACCGACTTGAGCCCCTACTGGACCACCCACCAGGCTACCCACGAAGGCGCCCGCCGCCCCAAGCACTAGTCTAGCCATAACTCACCTCGCGCAGCTTGTAGGCACGCACGATGCGCCGTGACCACCTTCTATCAATGCGATGGCGTACGACCTTGCCCGGCAGCGAGAAGGCATGGATCAGGAACTGCTCGCCGTTCTCGATTTGCAGGAATCCCAGATGCTGAGGATCACGTGCAAAGCGCATGACCAGCACCATGCCGTGCTCGGCATCGGCCACCGCCACCTGATCCATGAGCGAGTCGCAGATCACCAGCAATTCGGCGCCCACCGGGTCGCGTGGGTAATCAATCTTGTCGTAGTCGGAGATACCGAGCTCGTGGGCTACCTTGACCACCAGCCCGGCGCAATCGACGGCGACACCCTTGAGCCTGCCCTGGTGCCTGTACGGCGTATCCATCCAGCCAAGGGCGGCGCGGATGACGTCATGCGCATTGACCATTACGTCACCCCGCCGATCTTGCCGGCTTGATCCGGGCCGGGCTTGTGTGGCTGGCCGCGGAAATTGATGATGTTGCCGAACTTGTTGATGCAGGTCGCATCCCGCTTGTCGCAGCCAGCGTATACGCTATATTCGTCGCCAACCTGCACCGGGTAGGGCATGGGCAGGTAAAGAGTGAATGTGCCAGCGTTGAATGCCTTGACTTCCATGGACAGGCCGATATTTGCACCGGTCAGCCAGAGCAGCTTTCCGCCGGCGAACCAATGCTGCTCCTCGGTTCTTGAGGAGTCCGTGAACTGCCGGCTGGATACCACGCCCGTAAGCGTGCCGGTCACGGTATAGGGTGCAAGATCAACCTGGCACCGGTCATCGCCCAGGGCGGCGCCACATGTGGGAAGGGATGCCTGACCAATGGGCTGCTGAAGTTTTTGCATCATGCCGCGACCCTCGGCTTGATATTGCTGCCGCCCCATCTTGATCTCGCCCGTCGTGCCGGTGCGGATGGGATTGATGCCCATGGAGGGATCGAGGTAGTTGCACTCGAATACCTCGAATACCGCGTTATTCCATAGACCGGCCATGACGTCCTGCTCGGTGATCAGGTCACTGTCCAGCACGCCGGCAATCTCCAGGTTATCCACCGACAGATCGGAACCGCTTTTTATAGATGAGGGAGTGATGCCAGATGCTGCTTGGTAGGTAATGCCATCAACCGGAAAACTGATATCCGTATCGGTAAAGCCGAATATCTGGCCATCGGTGCGAGTGAGCTTCCAGCAGGTGGCGAGGGTAGTGACTTCCTGAGCGTAGTGTGCGTCAAGTTCGGGAGTCAGCGACTTCATACGCGGATCTCCACGATGGGAATGCTGCCCCAGGAATAGTTTTCCGGCCCCGCGACCTCGACCTGCATGCGGTCGGTATCGAACCGGCATGGAACATCAAACTCCCCCGACCAGGCGTAGGTGTCGCCACCGGCATGGCCGGAAATGGTCACGCGGCCAGTCACGGTATTGATCACGGACGACCCGGTAATATTGGTTGTCGTCCCGGATCTGGTGCGGAAAATGGCGACCGTCCCGGCGACTGGCTTTTTGATGGTGCGTATCTCGCCCAGGGCGCCCGCACTGTAGCTCTTTGCCAGTTGATACACGCCGGCGCTGATCAAGGTCAGCACGCCGTTGCTTTGGTCGACCTCATAGTCCGACCAATCTTTGAACCGGAATCCATGTGCCCGGCCCTTGACCGACCGGAAGAACGCGATCAAATCGCTGGTCTGCACCTTGGTGCGTAGTCTGTATCCAACGTCATATGGCCCCTTTGCCTGACTCCAATTCACATTTCTGGATTCGTAGCCGGAATTGACTGTGACGATATCCGTCTGATATTCCGGACCCCCGGCGGCGCCATAGGAGATGCCATCGGGGAAGCGCGGCGTTTCGATAAAGCTCACAGGTTCCTCCTGGCGCGTTGTATGCCTTGCGCTGCCGCCGCTGCGATTTGCATTTGAGTTTCCCGCGTGACCGGGCCGGACAGGGTGAAGTTGTTGGTCTGGTTGATGTTCACGTTGGGCGCCGCGGCTTTGGATCCCGGCTTGGTATGGTCGATGACAGTCTCGCGCGGGTGCAGGATCGCGGGGAATCCGCCGCGACCATCAATGCCGCCGGCGCGCGGCGCGTTGCCAGTAAAGCCGCCGCCATCCATAGACGGAAGATCGTATCCGCTAGTCCAGCCGGTAGCGGCTGCCGCTCCAGAGCCGCCAAAGCCCATCCATCCGATCACCGAATTTAGTATCCCGCCAAAGAGACCGCCCCCTGACGTTCCCTTGGCCCCGAACATCTTCTCCGACAGCCTTGCGGCCAATGCGTCAGCGACCATGCGATCCATCATGGCCTTGAATCCATTGGCGATGCCCTTAAAATTGCCCTGCATGATGTTGTACAGGCCATCGCC